GGATAACTTCTGTGGATAACTATTTCTCTGTTGAATAGAACCCTTTACCTTTGAAATGTACGGCCGTGGCACTAAAACCCTTAATCATTGGAGCATTGCATAATTGGCATGGCACTATTGGTCGATCGTTGAATCCATGATTGATTTCTTGAGATAGATTGCAGGTTGTGCATCTGTAGTCGTAGGTTGGCAAGTTAAGCATCTCCTGATCATATATGACCCACATCCAGAGCATCGGTCTATGTCTGCCTCTGTAGGTTGATTGTCTAAGTGACCGTATTTTAATATGAGTAGTGGCAATAGATCCTCAAAACGGATGATGCAGGCATAGTCCTCTACATTTTCACCTTGTCCATTGAGTCTCATGACAGCAAATCCTAATTCCCCCGAAATGGATGTGCGAGCCTTGAGCTGTTTCATGTATGCAAGTGGTTGAAATCCAGCGCGGGCTTTCACTTCAACATCAAACGGTACATTGATACAGTCCTTGCCACTACCCCTTCCCACACATGCGCCTGCCCATTGAGTCGATAGGTACTCAGCTACAACACGCTCTGTCCGGAAACCTCTGTGCTTTCTTGCTTGACTAGCCATTAACAGCTTTACATTTAGCACATTGCCATGTAACTATTCCATTGACTGAATCTGATGATATATCTGCTAATTCTCTAATTTGAACTGGTTCGTTGCACAATTGACAAGCAATGAATGCCGACATGAGGTCAAGCCACTCACCATTAATCTTGATCCCAACATTACCCATTTAGATTCTCGCTTTCTGTGGTTGCCATTTACCTGCACTGTTTACTTCATACCATATCGCTGGACATTTTCCTTCATAACCTGCATGGCCTAGAGCTGTGCATTGATATGCTGCCCAGTCTTTACCTGTTTTCGTGCTGTGCCCAGTTTTCCATACCATTGATCCATGCTTACATTGTGGTACTTCTGCAACTTCTTCTGTTCCCATAACTGCTGCAATGTTTTCCATTGCTTTTTCAAGCGTAACCGGAGCATCTACAACCTTCATGTATTCATTAACTGGAGTAGTCCAATAATCCTGCTCTGATACGACATCTTGTACCGCTGGCTTAACTGGCTTTTGTGCTACTACCTTGCTCATTTCTTCGCGGCTAGGTCTCTTTCCTTTAGGAGCATAACCTGCATTTGCAAGCGCTCTGCCGATCGCCGAAGTCTCACAATTCTCCAATGCTGAAGTCTGATTGACACCTCGACTAGAAACTGTCTCCTCAGCGTATCCGGTGGACCAAGCAACGCTATCGCTAGTATCTTTGTATAAGTATGCTTTAACAATGTATCGAGAAGCCTCGACAACTTCCAATTCAGTTGCAATGCGAAACGAAGGGTAATCCTTAATAAACTTTTCAAGTCGAACCTCCACTGGTTCATAGTCGGCTAAATTAAACATAGAGCTCATTCTCCTCTGTTGCTAGTTGTCCACCCAATGCCGCATAAGATGCCATATCCACCCATGTATCTAAAAGTTGGGCTGACTCGTTAGTTCTGGCAAGTTTGACAAGGACCATGATTCCTGCGACTTGGTAGTCATGTATTGGTGTTTGTAAGTATGCGCTGATAAGCATTGCAGTGTGTTGCAAGTTATGCGCAGGATGACCGTATGTAAGACCACGCTGGCTAATAGTGTCGGTTGCTGATTGTAAGATTTCATTTGCTTTCATTCTTCCCAAAATTCCTGTCGATTGACGGATCGACCTCTGTGCCATCCTTCACGAATTCCTCGTTCATGTCCAGTTCTATAAGCATCAATCGCAATAAGTGTCATTGAGAATATAAGCCCCACAAAACATAGAGCTAGTGCTTTTTCTTGTATTGTCATATTGCTCCCTTTCCAGCAAAATCTTTGCTGTTGGGATTAGTGTGACATTAATAGCAGACTTATTTGGGATATTTTGATAACGAAACGATAACGATTATCGAGGTCTACCGTAAGACTTTCCAGCAACAATGAATGTGCCATCCTTTTCAATGTTGATTAAATCTACTTGCACCTTCGATCCATGCACATACATGATGGCGAACGCTTGCTGCCAGTTCGCTACGCCTTTTGTGTAAGCGGCTTGCTTAAAGTCCATGAGATTGCCTACCTCCACACCATGCAGGACACGCCCTATGCGGCCTCCAGAGGCCTCTGAGAAGGCCGATCTGCCTGCTCTATGAGTATGCCCTGAGATGACATTCTTACCATGCCTACGAGCCGCTTCCAGGGCTGATAAACCGCCTTGTGGCTTGATTGGCGTGTGATCTCCATGTACTGCGATCCAGTTAGGAGCAACAGGCATAGGGTTCTTGTGGAAGGTAATACCTAGTTCATCAAACTTCATAAATTTCTCGAAGCGAAGTTCCGGCAACGCACCGAAGGCTGGCACTTTAGCCATAATAATGTTATATAAACGATCTGTGTGATTACTGCGAATGCAATCTGTAACGCCTAAATCCCAGAGAAGCTGCACTGCCTCGTTGCGATCATCATCTAGGGTCTGGGCATAACTGCCCATACGACCTTCTTCCCACTTGCTTATCTGTGGTAGGTCAATCTCATCGCCTATTGTAACTACCTGGTCTGGCTTAAACTTTGTTATGAAACTTGCAAGGTTATGGGTTGCAACCCTGTCATGGTACGGAACTTGTAAGTCCGATACAACAACGATTCGCTTAATCGTCATCCTCATCATCTTCGTAATTACCAATTTTTTCAGCCTCGACAGGCTCTGGCAAAATCCAACGAGGATAAGCCATCGGTTCAACGATGATTGCTAAAGATAGTTCAACATCAAAGCCTGCCCTGCGTAAAGCTCTATACATTTCCTGCAAGCCAATAGCCCAAACATCAAGAGCGCTATAGGTATCTAAATCTATAACCTTTTTCTTTGCCATGTGAGAATTGTTACCTCTCTAGGAGTCGAATGATTGTATCGACACGCACTTCTAACCGATCTACTTGGTCTTTAATACTCGACCCACCATTATTTTTTAGTTCGCTTAGGTAATGCTTTACTAACCATTTGACTGAGCCAATAAATGAACCAATAATGGTCGTGGCAGCAACAGCAAGAGCCGCCGTGTCCATAGCAGTCATTACTTTTTAGGTGTGGCATATCCAAATACGCCTGCAAGTAGAGCCCAGAGCACTGAGCGATAGTCAGCTGCAAAGTTTGATGCAGCCCAAGCTGAAAGAAATGCTCCAGCAGTTAGTACATAAGGGTTCTTCATATTCATACTTTTCCTCCTAATAGTGGGATTTGAAAAAATGACGAATCTTCATCCGCGCTCTTTGCAAAAGAGACATGGATGTGGTGATTGTGGGCATTGATGCCTGAGTATTTGACCCATTGCCAAAGTGATTTGCGTGAGCAGATTTTGCCCATATGGATAACATAAGTGATTCGTCCATGTGCTTTTGCATAGGTTCGAATTTGGTCTGCCAAATAAATCGAGGTTTCTTTTCGTTTGTCAAGGTTAGCGTCAATGTCGATGGCACGAACCCATCCTGTAGTTGGCTCAGGATTATGATCAGAAATAGTTGCACTATGCCTTGCATCCCCAATCCATCCGTCACTTGTACGGTCACGGTCGGGGAATGAATCATCACATTGCTCGCGTAACTGAATAGCGGCTTTACTCAGTCGCGGTTTCATCAACTGACCAGTCAAGATTTAATTCATCCCACTTATAGATTTTTCCATCAGAAGGATATTTTTTAGGTGCGTTCCACACAAAATCTTTATTTAATTTCCATGACGCATATGGAGCTGCATCTATAAATCTGTCAGCTTTTTCATCATACGAATCGCCAATTCCAGCGAATTTGCCTCGAATTGTTCCATTATATGAAGTTTTGACCCATGTGCCACCAAAGGTATCTAATAACCATTGTTCACCTTCATCACCGTCATTTGTTGTAACAATAACCTGAGTCACAATGTTTTCATCATTAAGTTGCGCCCAATGAGCCATTATTGCCACCATCCCAATCTAATAAAGCCTGATCCACCATTGCCACCGGCATGAGCTACTGATCCGCTATCACCGGCACCGCCGCCACCACCGCCCTTATTAGCAGTACCTGCGACTCCAACGGCATCTTGGCCACCAGCTCCGCCACCAGATGAACCACGAGAAGGAGTTACACCAGCACCACCACCGCCTCCACCACCACATAAACCATTGATTCCAACACCGCCGCCAGTAATGAAGGCTGGATAACCAGGAACACCATTCCAGGGGCCTGAACCTGCTCCGCCAACAGTTCCATCTCCACCACATTGAGTATAGTTTCCACCTATTGCTGACTGACCCATTCCACCACCTGATCCACCAAGTTTATTGGTAGCTCCAACGGCTGATCCACCACCACAAGCACCACTTGCACCTGCAGCATTAGCTGATCCACCACCGCCGCCGCCACCAATGGCTGTAATTGTTGTCAGAGTTGAAATAAATGCAGATGAAGTGCCTGTTGTGCCAACAGTTCCGGAAGTTGTACCTGCAGCACCACCACCGCCAATTGTAATGGTTACCGATTCGCCTGGTGTGCAAGATGCCCAACGATCAAAGTAAGCACCACCGCCGCCGCCACCACATACGCCAGCAGAGGCAGTCATTCCACCGCCGCCACCCCCACCGCCTGCGATTTGCACTTGAACACCATAAACACCTGCCGGAACTGTCCAAGTTGTTGATGCAGTAAATTCCTGAATTTTCCAAACTCTTGCCTGTGGATAAACATTTGCTGCCATTATGAAATCTCCGTTCCAAATGCTGAAAATGAGATATTGGCTGTTGAAGCATAAACACGCAGTTTATCCGTAGTTGCCATTGTTACGCCAAGTGTCAATGTAATAAAACCTGATCCAGGAATTGTTGCATCATAAACTAGGTAATCTTTTGTGGCCAAAGTCGCACCAGCAAGTGATTGTGAGATTCTGAATGTGGCATCGGTAGCTGCTCGATTGGCAATTGTTATTGTCGAAACAATAGCTGATGTTGAAGCTGGTACGGTATAAAGGTCCGTTGATGTGGTTGCAGCAGGAGCCGCCTGACCAAGTGTTTTATAGGTTGTTGCCATGATTATGCTCCCATGAGTAGGAATGGATGAATTAGAGCTAGGACTTTAAGATCAATGGTATAAACGGTCGAATCAATAGCATTACCAAGTGTTCGCATTGCAAGAGCACCATTTTTAACGTAAGCCGTATCATCTGGCTCTGTCCATGCATAATTTGGGCTAGTTGCCACAATATCTCCTAATCGTCATATGTGCTCCATTGTACCGTAGAACCGACCGCTGACCATATAAGCGTGGCTGAAACATCCTGCCATCTTGTAGGGGTCATGGAGTAGGTATAGTCAGTCGTAGCCAGATTCATGACCATCTGGTATTGATTGATGGAGAATGAATAACCCTCTACGAAACCTCGATAAACAGTATTCTTAATAGCCATTGGAAGGCTAGAAATTTGAATTGGGAATCCCATGCTCATTGATATGAATTTGTCTCGATTGGCATCGCTGACATTTGATGAATCGATTGGGATTGTAAAGTTTGAAAGGGAGGTGCGGGGATAAGCTCTAAGGACTAAATACCTATCAGCTTGGATTTGAGCATCTGCAAGATTGTAAAGATCCGTTGAAACCGAGCCAGCAACCTTACCGTAAGTCGTTTGAGAAGTCGTATCGTCAGCAGTGGCGCTTCCAGCGCGATAAGTCACAATAATTGAGTTCATGATATCGGCTAAAGTCTTTTGACTAGCCACTGAACCCCAGAGAATATAATTATTTGGAATGGTCGTATATCCGTTTGATTGGACATAATTGAATCGATGAGACTCATTGGCAAAACCAACCGTGCCAGTCGAGGTTTCATAGATATAACCATCTGCCTGTTGAGCGTAATCCGCTGCTAGTGAATAAGCATCTGCAACAGCGGCATCCCTTATCTTAAATTCATAAATAGATGGAGAATCAACAGTATCGATAGTGACTCCAGCATCGGTAAATATGCGAGTCATGCGGGCAGTATCCATCTCCTTAGCCCAAGAAGTGTCACCAATAAGTTTTCTAGACATTTGAGCAAATGGACCTACAGCCGTGATGGTCTGAGTAGCCAGAGAACCAATAGATCCAGAAGCTGCTAATTGATTATCAACCGAGGTAATTTTGCCAGTAAAAATAGTCACATCAGTTCCAGCAGAATTTTTGACTTTGACTGAGACGGATTGATTCATATCAAAACCATAATCAGTATTGGTTGAATTCAAGATGGTCATTGTTGCGTAACTAGCGCGAGCCTGTTCCCATACTGAGGAACGGCCATAACTTATTTGAACATCATGGAGCGTAATTGATTTACGATTAGTCCCATTGATTGTGACGGTTGGTTGTGGAGTCCAGGGCATTAAGCACCTACAAGAGTCGAGACACCAATACGGTTGAAACTGCCATTGAGTGTTGCTTCACGATTAAGAATCTGAGCAATTTGGCGAGCGGTTGAAATTGGGTCTAGTGCGCCATTGACTGTTATGTTGATAGTGCTACCACCACCAAGTGAGCCATTAGGAATGATTGAACCGCTACCAGAAGGCGTAAAGAGCTCTGGGCCTTGTTCTCCTACCAAATAGGTAGTTCCGCCCATTACAGGGCCTCCTACGGCCTTTCCTCCACCGAATACACCGCTTACGAAATTGCCAATACCTTTGCCAACGCTGATAAGAGTTTGGAAGGCGCGGATAAGTGCGCCAACTGCATCAACCACAATGCCGATTGCAATGCCAATTCCTTCAATAGTTGCCTTAAAAACACCACCCAGAAATGGAGCAACATATTTAGTCAAGAAATCAGCAAGAGCTTTGAATTCTTCTTTGTTATCAGATACAGCAGATTTAATCTTATCAAAGGCAAATTTGATTCCTTCAAAGATTGGGATGAATATGGCCTTAGCTGCTGTAACGAAATTTGATATTGCAGCTGAGATACCTTCTGTTCCACCAATTCCATCAATAAATGACTGAACAGCAGGTACAACGGTATTAACAATTGTGTCAATCATTGGTGTTATTGCATCAAGGATGAAACCGCCGATTGTTTCCTTACCCTCAGCAAAGGCTATTTTAAGACGATCCATCTTTCCTGCAAAGGTATCAGCTTGCAGACTTGCTTGATTCTGAAAAGTAGCAGATAGTGCAGAAGTTGCTGCATCAAAGTTTTTAGATTTAATGATGTTTTCATCAATACCACCACCCAATTTCTTGAGTGCTGTAAAATTGCCATCATGAGCTTTGGCAAGGGCTTCAGAAACTGCCTGTAAATCTTTACCAGTACCAGCAGCTATATTAAGAGCTAGAGTCTGGAGTTCCTGGGCTTCTTTTACATCCTTTGTGCTACGAACTAAACGATCTAAAGATGGACGAAGTTTGTCATCTGTTACACCATAAGCCAATTCAGTTTTAAGGATGTAATCCTCAACTGATTTAACCTGAGCATCGCTGGCATTGGTCGTATTACGCAAAGAGGTTGCAAGGCGCAACTGAGCGGCCTCATCCTCGATTGCAGCTTTAACTCCATCAATGGCTAATTTGCCAGCGTATGCAGCTGCAGCGACTCCTGCTGCTAAAAATGCAGCTCCTGCTATCTTGCCAAATTTACTTAAATGGTCTCCGAAACCTGAGACTTCATCTGTACCCTTTTTTAGACTATCACTTAAATCTTTAACCTCACCGAGGATGGCTAACTTGAGCGTTCTGGAATCAGATGCCATTAGTTAAACTCCTTCAAGATTTGAGAAAAGGCATTTTGCCATTCGCTAATTATATGAGGTTGTGCAGCTCTTAAACTTGGATAAATGAAATATCCTGCATTACCTCTACCTAATGATGGTGTGCGTTTTGGGAACTGATGAAATCTATTCGATCCAAATTCCATACCAGGCCACAGACTTCTAGTTGTCGCGCCACCTGAGAATTTTTGACTTGCAAAACCTAGAGAGATTTCACCGACTTTAGAAGTCTTTGATACTTTGCCATTATCAGCAATACGAGTAGCAACCTTAGTTGCAACAGTGCGAGTGCCAGCAGCAGCTTTAATCTTTCCCAAAGCGTAATCAGCAAGAGCACCTGAGACCTTGCGAGCCTCATCAATGGCAGTTTCATCCATTGCTTTGAAGGCTTTGATTACAGCGCGGATTTCACCACGATTGTAAGCATCAACCTCTTGCTGATTCATTCCGCTCCTCTAAGATTTCGATGGCCGTTAAAATATCTTCCGCGCTTTCCCATTCCTTCATCGGAATGTGAGTCGCTATGGCTAACTCGACTAAGAGTCTGCTGATACTTCCTCGGCTATGGCTTTTGGGTTATCATCCCCGACATCAATGTCAGTAATGCTTTCCATCCAAATCTCAAGAGACTTAGTTGGCTTTCCCCCTGCCTCTCGCTTCATCGCGCTATGAGCTACGAATAAAATATCCCACATGCCATTGAATTCTGCGATTGGCTTTTTTGTAGCCATTTCCCATTTTGCAAAGTCTGGAGGATATGCCACATAAGTAGCACTTTCGCCTGATTGAAACTCGATCGTTATTGACTTTTTCATATGCTCCCGTTTCTATGAATTAACTGATTGTTAGTGTTGGCTTTGCTGTACCTTGCAGTACGAAAGTAACTGTCTGAGCATCTTTACCAGTTCCGCCTGCATCTGGGAAAGATGGATAAACAGATCCTGTAAATACTGCTCCAGTTGCTGCTGTAAATGTGTATGAAAAAGAAGTATTTGGAGCAGTTGAAGCTGCTGTCCACATTGCTTCACATACAGATGTTGGTGAATTAGCACCCCAGTCTGCCAATAAAGTGACTGTGATTTCAGCCTTTGTATCCATAGCAAAGAAAACCTTGCCATCGATTGTTTCGTAAGCATTACGCTCTAGGTCTGTCTTTAGAACTACGCTAGTCGCTTGAGCATCGTATGACTTAGAATCGATGGTCAAGCTGAGGTCGCGCCCTGTGATTACTGTTGTTGCCATTTGGGTTCCCCTTAACTTGTCTGCGTGAAGTGTGTACTCACGCCGATGTCTGCGACTAGCAAATTACTAGCCCCTACTTGTGTAACTGTTGGTCTTTGTACCGTTATCACTTCATATCCATTTGGAATTGCTGTGACAACACTTGTAATTAATTGCTCGAGATTATCGAGTGAGGCTGGATTGCTGTTGTAAGCAACGCAGCATGAGATTGTGAAATTTATCTTTGCGCGAAAAACGCCTGTTCCAATTGTATCAAATTCCATATATGGAGAATCTGGTACAACGACTACTGCTGGAACTGGCACCGATTCTGGTACATAACTAAAAACATTGGCAGCAACTCCGGAAAGTGCTGTTGCCAACGGATCTCGTACCTGAGAGAGAATTGTCATCCGATCATCGTCTCTACATCAAGATACGGACCTAACAGTCCTGAACAACGATTGAATAAAGATCGGCCCATACGAAAGGGAGTAGGGCTGAAATCAACACCTTCAATTTGTCCTCCAGGAGCTGTGCGAGATTGAAATACCTCAACTGAAACGACAATAATTGCTGACTCAACAGGAGAAACGCCAACGTATGTCGAAGCATCTGAAAGAGTGGCTGTTCCTGATGGTATGATTGCATTCATTTCAACGTCAGAACCTGTACTTGCATAAGAAAAAGAATAATCATCTGGAACTATTGTCACTGTCTTTGTTCCATTGAACCCAGCATGACCGATTGCAACTACAACGCTAGATCCAACAATAAAATTGTGCTTTTGAAGCGTATAAAGTGTTGCTACATTTGATACTCGTTTATGATAATTAACTGAACTTTCATATTTGACCAAAAGCGGCAAAATGACTCCCTCTGCTGTATCAATGATGTCATTGAGATAAGAATCGCTGTAAAGAGAGGACGAAACACCAAGCACACTTCGAAGCTCTGTGGCTGTGATGATAGTTGGCATTTCATTCCTCTCAATACGACTGGGGGAGCGATCGGGAGCAACCGCCCCCCCATGATTAGTTTTTAGTTATTACGTTAGGTTGAAGCGGCGAATTCCTGCGCCGACCTTTGTTGCGATTCCGTAGTAACCGTACACTGCAACCTGGAGCTGACCATTAGCCAGTGCCTGAACTTGAAGTGTTGTCTTTGGTGCCTCATAGAATGTTACAGCTTCTGGTACAACCAGGAACGCTGAATCATCGATTAGAGTTGTCACTGACATGTGTGGATCTACGAATAAGTTTTGACCCATTACTGTTCCAGTCAATGAATTAACTGATACTGATCCTGGAGCATTGTTTGGCTGTGCAGCGATAAATAGTGGACGATTTGTTGTGTCCTCTGCGCCAATGATTGTTTCCCACCATGCTGTGTTAGCAATAAGGTTCTTAGCAAACTTTCCTGCTGCCTTATACGCTGCTGGAGTTTCCTTAGCGATGTAAGCCTTCAAGCCTGCGATTGTTGCAGCCTGTGTTGAGCCCTGTGTACCACCAGCAACTAGAGCACTAACAAGAGCTGTATCTGTTGCCTTTGCATATGCGTAGTTAAGTTCTTTGATTAGTTCAGCGTAGAACAATGGTGATGAACGATCTAGGAGTTCCCAAGAAATTGTCTGCATTCCTGCAGCCTTCTTAACATCCACTGTGATGTATGAAGAAGCCATTGAAGTTCCACCAAGTGCTTCAGTTTCTGTTGAATCGCTATCAACTGTTGGTGCTGTTGAAAGCTTTGGAATTGTGAAAGACATTCCGTTGCTTGGTAGAACGCCCTGTGATACTGCATCAACAGCTGGACGGCCATCGATTGAGGTTGTGATGAACTCAGTCATGTGCTGAGGAAGTGTTAAGCCTGTGTTTGTACTTGTATCGTCTGCAAACTTAACATATTGACGTGAATCATCGTTGCCCATTGCAGCCTTGATTGTGTGCTCAAGGTATGAAGCTGAATCGATGATTGGTGAACGTGGTCGTGCGTATGTTACTGGAGCAGCAGCTGTTACAGCTGTCACTTCTGACTTTGCAGCTTCAACCGCTTCGGTTGATACTGCCTCTGAAACGGTTTCTGACACTAGGTCATCTCCTTCGGTCTTTGGAGTCTCGGTTGAGACTTCTGTTGTTTCTTCCACGGCTGTTTCAGTCGCGGAAACTTTTTCAACACGCGCAGATGCAATTGCTGGATCTGTTACGAGTGAAATCTCGATTAATTTGGCAGCACTGATTTCCATTACGCCTTTTTTGTTGTCCCAAGCATCAACGGCAACGCCGACTGAAAAGCCGTCACGCAGTCCGTCACTTGCTTCGACTAGAGCATCTTCTCCAGCCATAGTATTTGCAACTTTGAATGTCGCATCGATGCCTTCTGTTGTTACATCATAAGCAATGAGTTTTCCGATTGGACGAGTACGATCATGCTCTAACAAGAGCTTTGTATTCTTTCCGATCTCAATTGAATTCGCTGCAAATACTGTTTTGCCAGCGGATGTATTGCCTTCTTCGCCCCATGTAACGACACGACCTGAGATTGTGCGCTTTTGGGTATCAGTGGCAGTAATAGACATGGAAAAATTAACTCTCATGTTTTCGTCTCCTTTTTTTGCTTGATCAAGCATTGTCGATTAAATCCTCTTCTTCCTGGATCTGCTGAACTGACATCGCACCAATGCGATTGAGGATTTCATATACCTGTGCGCGTTGCAATGGATCTCCACGCAAGAAATCATCAAGATCATGGCGAACTACTGTATTTTGTGGCACGAAATCTGGCATTGAAAGTCTTTCCTCAATTACTGTGAGGATTGGACGTAAAGAGAAATCAACCAAAGACTTTCGCTCTGAAATTGAATTGCTATAAGTCATTGATGTTTGTTCAGCTGATAAGAAATAAGCTGGAATACCGCAATGGCGAGCAATTTCCAATGCGACATATTGACGAGCTTCATTAAGCTGTAATTTTGCTGGATCAAAGCCAAGCACTTCGATATTAACGTCTGCGTTTAGGAAGGCTGTTGAGTTATCCTGGCGAGACTTTGTCCAACTCTGAATCAATGTACGGATGCGTTCTGCTGTGAGGTTTGTTCCGTTTGATTTCAATACCATTGATGGAACTGGGTTCTTTGCATAATTTTCAGCAGCCTTTTCAAGCCATAGAGCTGCGCGAATTGTGCGACCCGCTTTATTTAGCAGTCCTTCATCAAGTCCAGAGAACACAATGAGCGATCCCTTGCCAGCAATAGGTACTGGATAACCATCGACAAGATATGAAACAATTTCTGTCATATTGTCGTTGTATTGTGGAGTTACTCGTTGAAAAGCAATACGAGTCCAGTCCGAAATTCTACCATCTGCGTAGTAATCCAAAATCATTCCATAACCAAAACCATATAGCCAAATATCTTCTGCAAGCCAAGCATAAACAACGGCTCCCGGAACGCGGGGATCTGGTTGATTAAGGCATCGATTAGGTTGAACATGCGCACCAGTCATGCGAACATATTGCTCTTTAGGCAATGATGCGATTGTTGAGCAAATAATATTGCGAGCGCGATTAAGAGATGGAATTGCCATCGCATCATAACGCTGCGCCATAGAATTAACGCTAGAGATTCCAGCAGAAATGTTATATGGCTCAAATGGCGTGAACATAGAAGCAGCAACATCGACTGTCTCAGTCGGAGCTGTTTGATTAGTAAAGAAGTCGCGAATTCCCATTAGCGTAAATTATACCATATGTCCAATTTATCCGAAAATGATATCAACCTCTGTATCAGGTCGTGTCGCAAAGTGCGAAACCATTGCCATGCCAACTGTGGCGCAAATTGTCGTATTTGAAACCTTACGTCCTAAATACCAGCCACCATCTTTGAATGGGAGTTTAACTGCGCTAAGTGCTTGTTTCGTTAATTCCTCTTGATTGCCATGAACTAAACGACCAGATGTGATTGCCGAAAGCATTTCATCACAAGCTTGTCCATATAACGCACCATCTACAGGAACTACGTTGATTCCCGCTGGAGCAAGTCGAGCCGCGACCGCTCCCGCTGTTTGTCTTGAATAAGCAACCAAGTCTGTTTGGTATTTACGAACCCAGTCAGCTACATCATTCGCCATTTGTTTATCATCAATATTGATTGGGTTACTAAAGGTGGCCAAAAGTACCACCACAAACTTTTGACCCTGGATCTGAGCTGCTATAAGAGCTCCCGCTTTTCTGTCAGGGCTAAGATCGATTGCCATCCATGTTTGTTGTTCCTTGTCAAGCTTCGCAACGCCGCCACATGCTTCCCATGAACTTGGGTTGATTGCTGGATTGATCGTATCGACCCACTGGCATAAAACTTCTGTGCGAATGATTGACTCATCATCATGCAAAACAGCTCTTAGGTTATCTGGATGAACTGTGTGCCCTAAAGATGGAGCCGCATATTTTACGCCTTCCCAAAATGCATCTGAATCATCGACTGGAGTATTTTGAGGAGCACTCCATTCAAACCATCCGATTGCATCTTCTGATCCAGCGATTGCTGAATAGGCGCGCTCTTTAAGTTTGTTCAGAATTATTGAATGTTGATCGCCAGCATTGCTGAGAACGATGGTCATTGGATTCTTAGAGCTCATCTGCGTATATCGCATAGAACTCCATACATCCATGTCTCGATATTCTCGAATTTCATCCATGTAAATCGTATCGACCGCTGCAATACCACGAGCTGCTGAGTTATTGGCTCTGACTAGATAACGATTGCCATTCTTGAGACGAATTTCTTGAGATCCTTTACTTTCAAATTTCTTGTGAAAGCCAGCAAGTAATTCTGGCGTTGATTGAATGATTTGATCAATCTTGTAAAAGATTTCCGATGAAGTCGTCAGTTTGTGAGCGGTAGCAACTTGTAACTTCTCACTCAACTCATACATTTTGAACAGGATTAACAAGCTCATAAAGGTCGATTTACCCTGTTGTCTGGACACTATGACGGCTACTTCTGGATGACCCCAGCGATCATCGGGCTTGTATTTAAGGACCTCTCGACCCAACAATTCTTGCCAGGGAAGCAATGGATGATCAATTCGCTTGCAAAACTCAATGAATTGTTCGCCGTATGATGGTAAATCTAGGCTTTTGGTCCTAATACGAGGCTGTGGAACCCCCTGTAAGGTCACTGTAGGCGATTTGAGGACTGTTGAGTCTGATTCAGTCATGCTGAGTCTTATTCATCGCTGTAGTGGCTTTCTGAGGCATTTTTAGGGGTAAAAGAACCAG